TTAAAGGGAAAAAGCTGACCGCTGCGGTGGCGCGCGGGTATCAGGATACAACCAGGGGAAAAAGTGCCAGTGACTCACCGCCTGTCGCGGCGGTTTAACGCGATGTCGCAATAGCACAGCACACAACAGCACGATCAGCGCCAGCATCAGGCCCGGCACATGGGCCATTAGCACACAATAGCCACAGGCTTCGGCGTGATCGACAGGCATTGAGTACGGCGACTCACCATGATGTTCTGCCATCGACATCTGGCTCATATCATGATGCATCCCCGACATTGCGCTCATGGGATCTTTTTGCAGCGAAATGGAGATCAGCGGCGCGACCACGATCAGCAGGATCGCAAACAGCGCGGTCCAGGCCGCTGTGCGTTTCAAGGCTGATTGATGCAGTGCGTTATTCACTTGCCCTCCGCTAGAGAGCGGCTATTGTAAATGATTTATGAAACGAAGGTTAACAAGCGGCGCGGATTTACATAAAAAAGGGCCGGCCTTGCGGCCAGCCCTTTTAACAGGATGTTGCTTAAGCGAGTCTTAGTTCAGACGCTTTTAACCCACCACATTGATAAATATACATTTTTTATTATAAACAGTTAGTTATATGTATCTCTGGTGCAGCCAAATGCGGTGAAAAACATGCTGTGTGGGCAGAATATGGTCATCAATGCATACTAGACTTAACTTTTGAACTGTACTCGGCAATGAGTTGTCGCCATTGACTCCAAAAACTATTCGGCTCCCCTACGTCTTGCAATGATGTGGTATTATCCCATCTCCCCTCGTAGTAATCGTCAGACGTCATATCCATAACTGTCCTGCAATAACCAGCAATGGTCCATACAGGCAGATTGCCAAAACCTTGTGCTCGCAGTATCTTCTCTTCTAGCTCATCGAGGTAGGGTAAACACAACTTAATTTTGTATTCAAAGTCAGAAATCGTCATATTATAATTTTCAATTTCAGAGAGAAATTGAGGTATATCGTCATCTTTTGTGATTCTGCCAGGTGAGTATTTATTAACAAGTAAAATTAGACCATCTGAATTAAGAGGTGTATTTTTATCACCTTCATCACTCTCAAGCTTAGCAACATATTCGTTTTTTATTTGTCGGATAGCATTAAACTGCTCATCCGCAAGTTCAATCAATGCGCTTAACCTGTTCAAACGTCGTTTAACTTCTCGCGGTGCGTCACTCTCCTTTTTATAAAGTAATTTATGACTAATAGCAGCCCATGTATGCATTAGCATTGTTCTCAATTGTATCTCGAACTTCAGCCCTTCATAATCAGTATATAAAGGTGCAGTTAGCCACTCATTTTTAAGCTTAACAATATAGTGCCTTGACAAGTACCCAAACCTATCATCTTCTGCCTCTTTTTGCTTATCAGACTCTTCAAGAACGTGGAACTCTTCTTTGATCAACTCAGCAACCGCATCCATATCAGATGTGTAATAGCAGACAATTCTCAAGCCACAAATATCTTCAATGTCATCAAAAGGATCTATGTATGACTTGCGCAACATCTTATTTCTAATAGAATCTAAAGTTTTTACCCTTCCATCAAGCTCAAACAATGATATATCTTTTTTTACTATAATCTGCGAGAGAGAAAACTTTAAGGCTGTCATTAAACCATCAAACTTAGGTTTCCTTACTGCATATTTATCTTCAATGTCTTCCATCTATTTCACCTGTAAATGAGACAAAGGGTTGAAACATACCGCCTCTTCTAAATGATCTGGAGAAAAATGAGCATAACGCATAGTTTCACGAATATTTGCATGCCCAAGAATTCTTTGAAGTACTAGAATATTGCCACCATTCATCATAAAATGGCTCGCAAATGTATGGCGTAGCACATGCGTCTTCTGCCCTTCTGCTAACTTTATATCGGTCAAGGCAAGCATTTTCTTGAACTCCTGATAGCAGGGATGAAACATTCTCCCCTGCAGAGGAGACAACTCATCATAGAGCCACCGTGGGATCGGAACCGTGCGGTTCTTCTTTCCCTTTGTTTTTGTAAAGGTCAGCTTGTGGGGTGAAAGTTGCGAATGCGTTAGACGTTCAGCTTCACTCCATCGGGCACCGGTCGCAAGGCATACCTTCACGATGCGGGTTAAGTATATTTTCCCGTATGACTCACAAGCATCAAGCAATTCGCGAATTTGCGCCTGAGTTAGCCATGACATTTCCTTTTCAGCTTCTTTGAATACTCTAACGCCTTCAAGAGGGTTTGGCAGCTCCCACTCCCCTAATCGCTTAAGCTCATTGAAAACAGCTACAAGATATTGCTGTTCCCTATTTACAGTAACCGGTTTGGCTATCCACTTTTCGGGGTTCGCATGGTAGCCATTGTCAATTTCGCCCTTCAGTCTTTTATCACGATAGTGAGCAAAATCTTTGGCAGTGAGTTGTGCCGCAATCGGATTCCCTAATCCACGGCAAACAATATGTAGTTTGGCTAACCTAGATTTACTGGCCTCTAGCGACTGACCATGTAGATTATGCCAAAGCTCAATCAGCTCGCTCAGACGTCGACGGTCTTCCTTCTCCCCCATCCACGGCTTATTTTGAGCCTCTTCACGATAATATTGTTCGTAGGCTGCCGCTTCACCTTTGGTCGAAAACTTCTTCCGCACACGACGACTTTCGGCACCATCGACACGGAAGTCACAAAGCCATTCACCAGAGGTAAGTTTTTTTATCGCCATAATTCTTTTAGTTTGTTCTGCTCAGGGTGAGATGTACCAAGCCAATGCATTCAACCTCTGATACCGCGCATTGAAAATCAGTACCCGAATTGCTTACCTTGATTTTATTGCCTGGAATTCTCGCAACATCATAAATGTCATGATCGCCATCGATGCTCAGAAGCCAACGGCCATTAGAGATGTCCGTTGTGTCAAAATCGACAATCCATGAGCTCTGCCCCTTGCAAACATACTTTGGGCTCGTTATCGCATCTGAGAGCAGCGACTCATCAACTATCCATTTATCATTTTCAACCAGGTTGCCAGCCAAGATATCGAAACGAGTTAACGTCTTCATCTTGCCACCGGTATGATCTGTATCGTACTTACTCCCCTTCCCTGTCGCCAACCAGCGAAGCGATACTCCTGTATCCAGAGCACAAGCAACCACCACATCACCAGGAAAATAATCTCGTCTTATCCATGTGCTGATCGTCCCAGATGACAGTTCGTGCATATCGCCAAGCTGCTTTTGCATAGTGAAACCATAAGCGTCCAGCATGCGCTGTAACACAGCTTTCCCACCTTCTAGTTCGTCAAGTTTCATCTTAAAAATCCGAGTAATCGCAAAAATCCAATTTGACACCTCAAATAAATAAGGTTAGATTTCGCTTCAACCTGAAAAATGCACGCCAATGCACTGAAATAACACTTAACCGAGGATGATCACTTATGACTCCACAAATTGCAATCCCATCCGGCGCAGATCTTATGACTTATGACGAATTCGCTGAACGCTACGGCTACAGCATTCGCACTGTAAAACAGATGGTTACTGATGGTGACCTTCTGCTGATGCCACGCAAAAAAGACGGTGGAGCCGCTCGCATCAACATGGTTGCCTTCCGCGCGCGACTTCTCGCTCAAGGCCTAAATTGTCGCTACGTAGCCGCCTGAATAACTCGATTATTTAAGCTAATGAGGAAAAACGCATGTTTGATTTTCAAGTTTCCAAACATCCCCACTACGACGAAGCGTGCCGGGCTTTTGCGAAGCGTCACAACATGGCGAAGCTGTCAGAGCGTGCGGGGATGAATGTTCAAACGTTACGTAACAAACTCAACCCTGAACAACCTCACCAGTTCAAACCGCCTGAATTGTGGCTACTGACTGACCTGACCGAAGACTCGACTCTCGTCGATGGTTTTCTGGCTCAGATCCATTGTCTGCCTTGCGTGCCGGTTAACGAACTGGCGAAAGAAAAATTGCAGTCCTACGTCATGCGCGCCATGAGTGAACTCGGCGAACTGGCAAGCGGCGCAGTTTCAACTGAACGCCTGACCTCAGCTCGTAAGAGCACCATGATTGAAAGTGTTAATGCCGGTATTCGTATGCTCTCGCTTTCGGCCCTAGCTTTACAGGCTCGCCTCCAGGCTAATCCCGCAATGGCAAGTGCGGTTGATACCGTTAGTGGTATTGGCGCGTCCTTCGGACTTATGTGAGGTGGCCATGTTGAAAAACGAACCATCATTAGCCTCTCTTCTCATTAAGCAAAGCCCGGCCATGCACTGCGGTCACGGCTGGATCATGGGGAAAGATGGCAAGCGCTGGCACCCGAGCCGATCACAGGCCGATTTACTGGCTGGTTTATCTTCCCGCTATAAGGGGGATTCATGGCTATCGAAGCTGTGCCTCAAGCTGCGCCGTTAATGGCCGGTGAGCGCCTGGCCGGTCTCAACTACGTTGCAGAACTGCGAGCGAAACACTGGGGTGATAGCGGTAAAGAGCTTGAGCGCTTTGTTGCTGATATGCGTGATAAGCGCGATCCGCTGTTTGAAGAAAATAACCGTGCTTTGTCCGCCATTTTCTATCTGGCAAAAATCCCGAATGCTCGCCATGAGCTCAAATTAAGTGAGCTGACTACTGAGGAGAAAAAAGCGCTTATTACCGCAATGAATCATTTTCGCGCAGTAGTGAGCTTATTTCCAAAACGGCTAACCATGCCGAATTAATCCAGATCAAAAATTAATGGCGTAAACCCGCCGGGCATTTTATTGCCTGAAATCAGGAGAATTACTTATGCGTAATACCGAATCTCTTAGTTTTAAAACTGACAGCGATGCGCTGGCCGTATTGCTGACAGATGCCAGAAAAGAAGAACGCAAAGACCGCGCCCTCGCTGTTTCAATCCGCCTTGAGGCGCTGGCTATCCACATCACCAAAGAGGGCATGAACGGCACAGAAGCCGCCGAATTGCTGCGCCGCGAAGCCTGCCGCTTTGAGAACGAATCACAGGAGCTGCACTAATGGCCGACGCAATGGATTTAGCACAACAGCGTGAGCAGGAAGACCGCGAACGCCACATCAGCAATGCTCGCAGCCGTAATGCAGCACCGTCTCGCCTGCTGTGCGAAGAGTGTGACGCACCAATTCCTGAGGCTCGACGTGTAGCGATATCAGGGGTGATTTTTTGCGTTACCTGCCAGCAAATCACAGAGCTTAAATTAAAGCACTATCGGGGGGTATGAATTGGCTATTCAGTTTGCTTACCCGTGGAACATTCCAGGGTCTGCATTAGCCAGCCCATATCTCACCTATGAGCAACAGCACCGCCGCGACAGAATGTTCGCGGCTTTGCTGCATGCGCGAAAGGCGCTTGCCCATCAGCCGGAGTGCGTACGATTTGAGGTTAACCGCACTGCTACCGTACTGGAGCAAACGCAGGGCAGTGAACGAGCCAATGCCTTTTTAATCAGCTTCTGCAAAAAGGCATTGCCGCGTCTCGAACTGGTCGCAAAAAAATATGAATGTACCAGCATCAAAAGCGACGTTTCTGCCGCTGTTTTCGGTGGTCATTTTGATACTCAGTTAATGCAATATCTGGCGTCACGTATGGTGAATATGATTGCCAGATTTAACCGTCTCCCGGATATGGCGCGCGCGGATATCGATCTGCTGGCCGGTGACATTGCTAACTTCATCCGCTCAGAGCTGGCTAATATCGACGACGCCAGCTCTGGTGAGTTCAAAACGCTTTATACCTGGTACATGCACGCCGGTTTTATCACTCAACAATTCAATGTCACCCCTCCTCACTGGGAGCGAGTGACAAAGAAATTTTTCGACAAAAATGACATTGCACCCGCTGTGATCCGCATGTTTACCGAAACATGGTGGCGTGGCCGTTTGCGTCGTGTTGCGTCTGCGTGGCGCGAGCATCTGCAAATTGCTGTCGGTAATGTCAGTAAGAAAAAACATGTCTATGCGAGCAAAAACTGCGTAACAGACTGGCGCGAACAAAAGCGACGGACGCGTGAGTTTCTCAAGGGGCTGGAACTTGAGGATGAAGAAGGCAACCGGATTAGCCTGATTGAGAAATATGACGGCTCGGTCGCTAATCCTGCAATCCGCCGTTGCGAGCTCATGACGCGTATTCGGGGTTTCGAAAACATCTGCAATGAACTCGGCTATGTCGGGGAATTTTACACCCTCACTGCGCCATCGAAATATCACGCCACAACCAAAGCGGGATACCGTAACAGCAAATGGAAAGGTGCCAGCCCGTCAGATACTCAGGGTTATCTCACCAGCCTTTGGGCACGGATCAGGGCGAAACTGCATCGGGAAGAAATCCGTATTTTCGGCATCCGTGTCGCTGAACCGCATCACGACGCAACCCCCCACTGGCACATGCTCATGTTTATGTTGCCGGAGGATGTCGAACGTGTTCGCCGCGTCATTCGTGATTACGCGTGGCAGGAAGATAGTCATGAACTGAAAAGCGACAAAGCCAAAAAAGCACGCTTTCACGCCGAAGCGATTGACCCGGAGAAAGGCAGTGCCACCGGTTATGTCGCTAAATACATCTCTAAAAATATTGACGGTTACGCCCTCGATGGCGAGACCGATGATGAAAGCGGTGAGTTACTTAAAGAGACTGCACCCGCTGTTTCTGCGTGGGCGGCTCGCTGGCATATCCGTCAGTTTCAGTTTATCGGCGGTGCGCCGGTGACGGTTTACCGCGAATTGCGTCGCCTCGCTGATACAGAAACAGCGCATGGCCTGAGCGTGGAGTTTGCGGCTGTGCATGATGCCGCTGATGCAGGTGACTGGGCTGGTTACGTAAATGCGCAAGGTGGCCCGTTTGTTCGCCGTGACGATCTGCAGGTGCGCACGCTGTACGAACCGCGTGATGAGTTTAACCAGTATGGAGAGGAAACGGTTTGCATCCGTGGTGTTTACGATTCTGAGGTCGGAGCTGGTACTCCTATTTTGACCCGTTTGACGCAATGGAAGATTGTTCCGAAGCGTGCCGTTGATTTGGCCGTTGACGTTAAGGGCGCAACCGCGCCCTCTCGGAGTTCTGTCAATAACTGTACGGGAAGCGAAAGCGATCCACCGGAGCTTGATTTCTCCAAACCATTAACCAGGTATGAAATGCGACAGCTTACCAATCGCCTCAGGCTGAAAAAGCCAGCTCAGCAGCGAAAATTCACTCACGGTAGAGCTGAACAGAGCGAAACGATAGCCAGGATAACTGAGGAGGTACATATAAATACCGGCGTAACCATCAGCCGGGGTGAAGCACTACACCTGATAGCCGGAGGTAAGAGCTGTATTAACGGTCACTGGTGCCGAGGAACAAGCAAAGGCGAGATCTACTCAGCGCGCCCGTCACACGGTGCGAGAGCTCAGAGTATTCTCAAACGCGTCGCCGCTTTAGCAGAAAAAATGAGGCAAAAATAGACACTAAATTTCATCGATATCATGCACATACAGAACGTGAAACCCGAACTTTTACTTCACATTTTTATTCACAATATGATACTGTATAAACATACAGTAAAAATCCTTTGGGAGGGAATTCATGGTTGGCGAGCAACTCAGCCGAACGCAGCAAAAATGGGCATGTGTGCAATTCATCGCGGAGGTCTCGTTGATCGCGAATTGCAAACCATCGGACCTTAAGCTCGCGCTCACCCTCATTGCTGACCTGGCACACAGCGAAAACTGCGAACCAGAAGAAAATGTATTCTATGAGGTCGAATAGCATCTAGCGGATGTGATACTCAGCACCGTGTAACTCCTGTAAACCTCGTTGGCGCGAAGACTCGCTATTTGCGCTGACGGGGTTAAACAACTCGCTCCGCGAGGCGTAAGAAAATCCCACCTAGATCACGAATATTCATTTAATTTAGCCATGCATCTATAAGGCGCATGGATCTGCATTAATTTTTGATCGCCTCACGATCACCTCGCCAGCCCGCCAGGCATGGGGTTAGAGGTTTGTTGCAGTTGCATTAAAAGCGCCCCATAAAGCGGGCAGGCGTGGCGGGGAAAGCATTGCGCGCAACTCCTTGACTAAAAATAGAATTTATTAGATTGTATTGCATTCATAATAAACTGTTAGGTTAAACGAGGATACGATGGATGATATCACTTTTTTTAAGGGCGCTTTACTTTCAAAGGAACCGTCTTACATTTACAGAAAATATCTTTTAGGGCATGACGTCTGGTATTTTAGAGATAAATTAAAGAAAAAAAACCATGCGGAATTTTATGATGACTTGAAAATATTCATGTCAGAGAAGTTAGAAATACACATCAACAATATAGCAATTGTTGGCAGCGCCAAACTTGGATTCAGCTTAACTCCAACAGAAGAAAAAGCATTTAAAAACTTCCATGATAAAAGCGACATGGATATAGTTGTCGTCTCAAGCGATTTATTTAGAAAATGTTGGTCCGCATACCTTGATGTTGCAAAAACAGAAAGGGTACCTTATTACAACATGGTTACAGGCAATATTTTCAGAAAATTTGTTGCACTTAAAAACATTGAATTTAACAATGATTTCTTCAGGCAATGGAAGGGGCGAATGGAACCTTGCCAAAAAGAATTGCAAGTTGTTTATGATGTACCCAATGAAATTAATTACAGAATTTATGAATCCTGGGAAGATGTAGAACGTTATCATGTTCAAGGATTAGAAAAACTGAAAGAAATGCTTGGAGCGGGTAAAATATGAGCATAGTAAGAAATGTCAAAGTTGAAAGTAGAGATATAAAATGGGTGTCCGATAACTTTAAATCAGGCGAACTAGTTATAGATAATTCCTTTCAGCGCCGATATGTATGGGTAAAAAAAGATAAAATATCCTTAATTGAATCAATATTACTAGGATTCCCAATTCCAGAAGTTTATTTGTGGCAAAATAAAACCGATCCGGAAACCGGACAGCGAGTTCATTCTATTGTAGATGGACAGCAACGCTTAGGAGCAGTATTTGATTTCGTCTCTGATAAATTCGCTCTAGATAAAAAATACCTTGAATATCAAGACGCCAATTTCTCCGGAAAGAAATTCTCTGAACTCGAGATGGAACAGAAAGCTTTAGTCTGGGGCTATGACTTTTCAATAAGATTCATAAATAATAGCATTACCATTGATGATATTAAAAATCTATTCTTACGTCTAAATAGAACCAACACAACACTGAACCCTCAAGAACTGAGAAATGCAGAATTCAATGGAGAATTCATAAAGCTTGCCGATTGTATTTCAAAAATTCCCTTCTGGGCTGAATTCAATATATTCAACTCCACTGACCTAAGAAGAATGCTGGATATCCAATTCATCAGCACCATATTAATCTTCATCCGAATGGGTATTGCTGAAGAAACCTCTCAGTCTGCTATAAATAAAATCTACGATCAATACAATGAGGAATACCCAGAGGCTGATGAGGACAAAAACCTTTTCCTTTCCTTATTAGCCATAATTTCAAAAATCATAAAGAACAAAGAAAACCTCGAGTTCATATCCAAAAGGAAAACCCATTTCTATACTCTTTTTACACTGGCATTTTTTATTCACAAAGTTCAATTAGATGTTGAAAACAACTATCAAATAATTTCTGAAAAGCTAGAGGAGTGGTTTAAACATTATCGCTCAGAGACTGACTTTGACAATGGCACCGCAAAGGATTTACTTGATGAGTATAGAAAACTCTCACAAGAAGGTGTTCAGAAGAAAGCAAACAGACAAAGAAGATTGGATATTTTAAAAGAATACATATACTTATAAACAAAACAACACCCCTAAACGGGGTGTTGCCAATAAAAACTAAATATCTAGCCCATACATTTTAAAATCAATGACATTACTCCCAAGCCAATCATTAACTTCCCGCATTCTATTCTGAAGTGGAATTAATTCATTCCTAACAAAAACTTTTGCCACCATTTCAACATCACCCAATGCCCCCACATTCTCAGGCTTCCCTCCCATCAACTGGAACGGGATCCTATGCGCATCAAGCATGTCAGCAGCACTCACCTTCTTGATGTTAAAAAAATCATCTTTCGTCGCGACTTCACTCAGCGGCACAATTTTAATCCCGTCTGCCTTGCCGTTTGGGGCGTAGAAAAACAGATTCTTAAAATTCCCTAGTCCCTTCGAATCACGCATTGCCTTCCGCAGCGCTTCGACGTCGGTGCTGCTTTGCGCAGCGTCGGTCACATACATGATGTAGCCCGCGTGTGCACCGTTCTGGTAATACTTGCGGCGGAACAGCGTCGCGGATTCATTCAGCCAAGCGGAGTTGAGTGCGCTCAGATATTCTGGCAGGCCGTACACTTCTTGATTGATATCTGGTTCGAGCAAATGAAATACAGAGCCCGGCGCAAACTGATGCGGCTTCGAATCGGATTGCATGTACCAGTAAGTGTCATCCTCTACTCCTCGCCGGGTGTATTTTGCCGGTGAAGTCTCCAGTTTGATCGGCTTGCCTGACAGGCTGACTCGCTTCTCGATAAACGCATTACCGAAGACCAGAAAGTCGAGCACGAACCGGCTGAAGTCTTGCTGTGACAGTAACGGGTGCGGTATGTAGGTCGATGCCAGAATATTACGCTTAACGTAAATCGGTGAGCTGTGGTGCACGGCAGCACGCAGGCTTTTCGCCAGCCCCGAGAAACTCACCGGCGGCTCATACCATTGCCCGTTATCAACGCACTCCACGTAATCGAGAATATCGCGCCGGTCGAGCACCGCTGTCGGCTCTCCGAAGGTAAACGCCTCCATGCTCTGAGCAGGCACTGCGGACTGCTGCAGTTTCGCGGTGTATTGGGTTTTCTTGTTGCTGTTGCGTTTACTCATCAGTTCCATTCCATGATTGAGGATGACGGCTGGCCGCTGGCGGCGGTCAGTGGCTCATTGATTAAGACGTGCATGGTTGCCCATGCCAGATCGGCGTGACTTGCTTCTTCGGTGCGGCTGGCCTCATAGGTGGCACTGCGCCCGCTGCTGGTCATAGTTTTACGGATAGACATAAACGACTGCGTGAGATCGGTCGCACCGACGTCATACTCCAGACAGCCACGCGTGATGGTGTCTTTGGCTTTCAGTACCATCGCGGTTTTCATTTCCGGGGTGTAACGGATTTCCCGCGCCGCTGGATAGAACGAGCGCACGAGCTGGTACACGCCCTGACCGAGACCGGTCGCATCGATGCCGATGTATTCAACGGTGTATTTCAGTGTCAGCTCGCGGATGGATTCGGCCTGCTGTGCGAAGTCCATGCCTTTCCACTGGTGACGTTCGAGGATGCGGAATTTACCCCCGGCGACCACCGGCGGCGCGATAACCACGCACCCGGCGCTGTCACCACGTAGTGATGGGTCGTAGCCAATCCACACCGGGCGGTAACTGAATGGACGGTCGGCAAATGGCGCGACGTCTTCCCATTTCTCCAGGCTGTCAACCATACAGCGCTGTAATTCCTCGAACGGGAAGACCGATGCTTTATCGTCGACGAACTCGCACATAAACAAATTACGGAAGTCATCCGTACTGTTTTCTTGTTTGAGTGTGTCGATATTAAACAGCGTGCATCCTCCGGTGAGTGCATCTTCTATGGTGACAATCTGTCTCCACTGACCGTCCGGGCAGGCGACTCCCTTCGCCAGTGCCGCGTGCGTGATATCGATGTCAACACGGTCGCCAGCATTGGCCCTACCGCGATTGAAAAGCTCTCCTGACCAGAACGCATAAGCGCCATGCCCCAGGGATGAAGGGGTCGAAAAATAGGTCGTGCGCAGGTGCTTCTGTGAGGCCATGCCCGAGGCAACTTTTCGCAGCCGCTGGAAGTTGGGGATCCAGAAAATCTCATCGACGTACAAATCGCCGTTATGACTCTGCGCGGTGTTGGAGTTGGTGCCGAGAAAAATCAGCTTCGCACCATTGTTGCCGATGATGATCGGATCGCCAGTGAGCTCCACGTCGGCGAGCTTTGCAAACTGGATGATGTACTCGCGGAAGACATAGGCCTGCGTTTTACTGGCCGACAGGAAAATCTGATTGTTGCCGGTCTTCAGCGCCCTCATTAGCGCCTCACGTGCAAAGTAGAACGTCGCGCCAATCTGGCGGGATTTCAGTATATGGCGGATGCGATGGGCCAACCCGGCGCGATACCAGTCGAGCTGGTAGTCGAATGACTGGTCGAGGAAAAGCTCATCGAGTTTCTCGATGGCTTCGTCGCTGAAGAAATTCTTCTTCGGCTTCTTCTTTTCGCCCTTGTTGCGATTCGCGACGTTAGGGTTTAAATCCGCCTCGTTGCCAGTCTGACCGTAGCGGTTAACCCGCGAAAGGCGCTCCATCTGCCGCGCCAGAAAATCAGCGACCTTGAAATCGTGTGCCGTCAGGTCGGGTTTTGCATAGAGCTGGATCAGCCTCGCTTCGAGCGTAGTTTCGACTCGCGTCAGAGGCGCTGTCGCTTCCCATTTGTCTCGCTGTTTCCAGCTCTGCACCGTGGGGCGTTTGGTCTGCAACATCTCCGAGATTTGTGGCACAGAAAACCCCTGCCAGAACAGCAGCGCCGCCTGTCGTCGCGGATCGCTCAGAAGTGTGGTGTCAGTGGTGATGGTCATTTTTGCCTCGCCGTGATTGGTACGGGACAAGGCTAAAGAAACAGGAGCAACGAATCGCTAACCCCATGTTGTGTCAGGGATACTCCATCCGCAATCGATGGCGGGTGTAGGGAGGAGTCGGGAAACTAAGCCTGACCCGAAAACCTAACCTCAGGACACCTGACTCATGGCAAAAAAAGCCTCAAAAATCTCGAAATGGTTTCGCATCGGCGTCGAAGGTGACACCTGCGACGGTCGTGTCATCAGCGCTGATGATATTCAGGATATGGCCGACACCTTTGACCCGCGTGTCTATGGTTGCCGCATCAATCTGGAACACATTCGCAGTATTTATCCAGATGGCCCGTATGCACGCTATGGCGATGTGACCGAAGTAAAAGCCGAGGTCATCGACGATGATTCCTCTCTAAAAGGCAAACTGGCGCTGTTTGGCAAAGTCGCCCCGCTCGACAACCTCGTCGATATGGTCGCGAAAGGTCAGAAAGTTTATACCTCAATGGAAATTCGCCCGAATTTCGCTAACTCCGGCAAGTGCTACCTCACTGGTCTGGCTGTCACTGATGACCCGGCCAGCCTCGGCACCGAGTATCTCGAATTTTGCAGCCGAGCCACATCGAACCCACTAAACGGCAAGAAAGAGCAGCCGGGCGACCTGTTTTCTGTGGCCACCCTCGCCGAACTGGAGTTTGAAGAACAGCCCGAAACTCTGCTCAACAAACTTACAGACACCGTGAAAAGCATTTTCAGCCGCAAGCAACTGAGCGATGACGCTCGTTTCGCGGATGTGCATGAAGCAGTGACGTCTATTGCCGAACGTGTGCAGACCGGTGATGAAGCAGCACTAACCCGTTTTACCGCACTGGAAAACGCGATCGAAATGCTGGAACGGAAACTAGCCGCGCAAGGGGATGAAGCGGCGCAGCAGTTCAGCACGATTAAAACCACCCTGGACAAAACCGAAAGCATCAAACAACCGCGTCGCCTGCTGAGCACCGGCGGTGATGTTGCGGATGTGACGCTGACCGACTGCTGATCCAACCATTTCAAACAGGATAAACATAATGCGTAAAGAGACTCGTTTTAAATTCAATAAATACTTGAGCCGTCTTGCCGAGCTGAACGGCATTGAAGTGCCTGACCTCGATAAAAAATTCAACGTCGAGCCGTCAGTCACGCAGAAACTTTTCGACAAAATCCAGCAGTCGTCCTCCTTCCTGCAACTCATCAACATGGTGACCGTGGGCGAGCTGACCGAGGAAAAAGTCGGCATCGATGTTACCGGCACCATCGCCAGCACCACCGACACCGACGGTGGTACCGAGCGCAAAACGGCAGACTTCTCGAAGCTGGATGCCTTCCGTTACTTCTGCAAACCGGTCAACTTCGATTACAACCTGAAGTACAACAAGCTCGACCTGTGGGCGCGATTTGAAGATTTCCAGATCCGTATCCGTAACGCCATCATCAAGCGTCAGGCGCTGGACTACATCACCATCGGTTTCAACGGCACGAGTCGGGCACCAACCTCCGATCGTACAAAAAATCCGTTGCTTCAGGACGTCGCTGTTGGCTGGTTGCAAAAGTACCGTAACGACGCGCCAGAGCGCGTGATGTCACACATCGTGGATGATGACGGTACGGTAATTTCCGACACCATCAAAATCGGCAAAGGTGGGCATTACGCCAACCTCGACGCACTGGTGATGGATGCGCATGAATCCCTGATTGAAGAGATCCACCGAGAAAATCCAGAAATGGTGGTTATCTGCGGTCGTCGCATCCTGACCGACAAATATTTCCCGATGATTAACAAGTTCCAGGCGAACAGCGAACAGCTTGCCGCAGAGCTGATCGTCAGCCAGAAAACTATCGGCCAGCTTCAGGCAGTTCGTGCGCCCTTCTTCCCCGCTAACAGCGTCTTTATCACCACGCTGGATAACATTTCCATCTATCTGTACGAAGACGGCCACCGCCGCCACATCGTCGAAAACCCTAAACTCGACCAGGTGGAAAACTACGAACAGGTGAAAGTTGATTTCGTCATCGAGGATTACGAGGCCGGTTGCCTGATTGAAAACATCCAAATCCTTGAGCAGGACGAAGATGCCACCCCGGAAGCGGAAAGCGCGAAAGTGTTCGCTGCTGAGATGGTGAAAGCCATGCAGGCACTGACTGCCGGTGCAGCCCCTCAAAGCTCGGAAGCCCCAAAGGCTGACACTCACACCGACGGCGAGGAGGCGTAAACGATGACGAGCCCCGCACGGCGTCACGCGATGCGGGTCTCGGCAGAAAAGGCATCGCAGCGGGAACAGTACCCGCTGCGTCACGCCACGGCTTATGAGCAAATGCTCGTTAAGCTGGCCGCAGACCGCAGAGCGCTTTCACAAATTCATTCCAAAGAACGCAAGGCGGATAAAAAGCGCGAGCTTCTGCCGTTTTACCTGCCTTGGGTGACCGGTGTGCTGGAGACCGGCACTGGTGCGCAGGATGACATCCTGATGACCGTGCTGCTTTGGCGACTTGATGCCGGGGATATCACCGGCGCGATAGATATTGCCCGTTATGCGCTGCGCTACGGCCTGTCAATGCCTGATGGTCACTCGCGCACCGCGCCGTACATGCTCTCCGAAGAGGTTGCACTTGCTGCACTTCGCGCCCGAGCTGCCTGTCAGTCGGTTGATGTACAGCAGCTCCTGACCGTTATCGAAATGACCCGCACCGCTGATATGCCTGACGAGGTTCGTGCCCGCCTGCACAAGGTCGCCGGTCTTATCCTGCGCGACGCCGGTCAACTTGCCGAGGCGATGAGTCATCTGCAACGCGCTATTCAGTTGGATGGTAGTTGCGGAGTGAAAAAAGACATTGAGCGCCTTGCCCGTGAACTGAGACCGAAGACTGACATACCGGTAAAGCAACAGTCGCTTAAGTCTGCACAAAAGATCACTAAAAAAACAACCGACTTACCGGCTAAACGAGGGCCTGGTCGCCCGAGGAAAGCCGCAGGTTAACCGAACGCTCCCCGAGCCGGGCGGCACGCCGGTCAATGCGGGTATTGATTACCCTGACTGCGACCGGCGTCCACCGCCCACCTATTTCCCGAGGTTGTCATGACGACACTGATTATTGAGCCCAAAACAACGCCGCAGGACGTGCCGGGCGTGGTGATACCGCCACCGGGCGAGAGTGAGCCGGTGATTAAAAACACGGGCTTTTTTCCTGATGTAGACCCGAAGCGCGTGCGCGAAGAAATGCGCCTTGAGCAGACCGTTTCCCCTGTGCGCTTGCGCCGGGCGATTAAGACCGCCATCGCGGAGACTAACGCGGAGCTGCGCGACTGGCGCGACCTGCAGCTCGACGCCGGTCATGCCACGCTCGCGGATGTTCCTTCCGACGAGCTCGACGGCGAAAGCGTGCGCTGCTTCCACTACTTTAACGCCGTGTGCTCGATGACGACCGCCACGCTTTATGAGCGTTATCGCGGCGTGGATGCGACCAGCAAGGGCGAAAAAAAGGCCGACAGCATCGACAGCACCATCGATGAGATGTGGCGTGATATGCGCTGGTCAGTGGCGCGTATTCAGGACCGGGCGCGCTGTATCGTGGGACAAATCTGATGAAGGTTTACGCGATGCAGGGCGATACCCTCGACGCAATTTGTGCGCGCTATTACGGGCGCACAGAGGGCGTGGTCGAGACGGTGCTGCAGGCTAATCCGGGGCTGTCCGAGTTGGGCGTCATCCTGCCGCACGGCACGGCGATTGAGCTGCCCGAGACCGACAGCGCACCGAAAACCGAAACGGTGAATCTATGGGACTGAGCATGGAAAAAATCACGACGTTTATCGCCTACTGGCTGGCCGTGGGGCTGGCGTATTTCGGGGCGATGTCGCCCGAGAAAATGGCGCTCTATGTGGGCGGCTGTTGCGCCATCTTTACCGCGCTGACGAATTACTGGTTTAAGCGCAAAACCTATCGCTATCTGACCTCACTCGGACTGGATAAGGGGGCAATGCGTGAGCTCAATCATTAAACGCTGCAGTGTGGCCGCCGTGCTGGCGCTGGCCGCACTGATGCCTGACTTTCGTCTGCTTAACACCTCGCCCGAGGGGCTGGCGCTGATTGCCGACCTCGAAGGATGTCGCCTGACGCCTTACCAGTGCAGCGCGGGAGTGTGGACGTCAGGTATCGGCCACACTGCCGGTGTCACACCGAAAGGGGAAATTACCGAGCGACAGGCGGCGGCGAACCTTGTCGCGGATGTGCTGAACGTCGAGGAGCGTCTCGCCGTCTGCGTGCCGGTTGAAATGCCGCCGCGCGTGTATGACGCGCTGGTGAGCTTCTCATTCAACGTGGGAACCGGCGCGGCCTGTCGTTCGACGCTGGTGTCATTTATCAAACGTCATCAGTGGTGGCAGGCGTGCGACCAGCTCACCCGCTGGGTGTTCGTGAATGGCGACAGAAACAAAGGGCTTGAGAATCGCCGTGCGCGAGAATGGGCCTACTGTGTGAAGGGGATGCAATGAAAGTGCTGATTATGCTGCTGGCCGGGCTGCTCGCCGTGGTGCTGTGGCTGCGCCACGATAACGCGAATCTGTCCCGCTCGTTTGAGCGAGCGAACCGGGTCGCCAGTGAGCAAAAGACGACTATCGGGATGCTGAAAAATCAGCTTGCCGTGTCGCAACGCATTGCCAGAACGAATGAGGCCGGTCAGGTCAGGCTCGCGGATGAACTGACCGCCGCCGGTGAACTGGCGGTAAGACGTGAAGAAACGATAACGAGGCTGATGAATGAAAATGAAGAGCTGCGCCGCTGGTATCGCGCTGATTTGCCTGATGCTGTGCGCCGGTTGCACACCCGCACCGCCTGCGCCTCCGCCGGTCATTGTTTACAACGCCTGCCCGAAGGTGAGCCTCTGCCCGATGCCGGGAAGCGAACCCGTCACTAACGGCGACCTGAGCGCCGATATTCGCAGGCTGGAGGGCGCGCTGACTGCCTGCGCGCTCAAGGTTGAAACCGTCAAAAACTGTCAGGATAAAATCGATGAAGAAAGCACTGAGCCTGCGCAAGGCGTTAACTGACGCCGTACCGCAGTTAAAAGCGAATCCCGAAATGATGCGCATCTTTGCCGACGAGGGGAATATCGATGCGCGGCTTGCGGCCTCGCTGTCGCACGAAAAGATTTACACCCTGAATGTGATCGTCTGCGATTTTGTCGGCGACCCTGATTTGATTTTCGTGCCGGTGGCCGTGTGGCTGCGAGAGAATCAGCCGGATATTTGCACCACGGATGAGGGGCGCAAAAAGGGCTATCGATTCCAGATGGATTTAAACGACGGTGACAGAGTTGATATCAGTATCAGCCTGCAGCTTACTGAGCGCACGCTTGTCAGGGATGAAAAAGGCGCGCTGCACGTGAGCTATGCGCCTGAGCCAGCATTGCCCGAGCCGGTCACACGTCCGACCGAGCTTTATATCAATGGCGAGCTGGTGAGTCAGTGGGATGAGTGAGTTAAAGCCTTTTGACGATAAGCTGGCCGGGCTGATTGGGGCGCTGTCACCGGCGGGGCGGCGAAAACTCGCCGCAGAGATTGCGAAAGAGCTGCGCAAAGCACAACAGCAACGGATTAAACTGCAAAAAGCGCCGGATGGCACGCCTTATCAGGCGCGAAAGCGTCAGCCGCTCAGGGCAAAGTCGGGGAGAATCAAGCGAGCGATGTTTCAGAAGTTGCGCACGGCTCGTTATATGAAAGCCAGTGGCCGCAATGATGCTGCCGTGGTGGAGTTTACCGGCAAGGTGCAGCGTATCGCGCGGATCCATCAACTCGGCCTGAAAGATCGCCCGAATCCGCACAGCCGCGACGTGCAATATTCAGAACGCCAGTTACTTGGATTTAGCCAGGCCGATAAAAAGCTCGTTGATGAGTTGGTCATTAAACATTTCGAATGAATCATAAATCGTTGACCGGGCTAAGCTCAATGCAATGCCCGGTAAATACCTAGATTAAAGAGGGTGGATAGCGATAAGGTTATCTTTTTGTTCGTAATTTTCGATTCTGATGTGATAGTTTTAGATTGCTATAAATGGTTGATAATCTACCAAGAACTTTATAAGTAAACCAACTGAAATGTACTGCTTCAAAAGTTTCTTTAAAGGTGTGACCGTAATTTTTCTCTCTAAGTTTTTCGGCATCTATTACTTCTACTTTAGTGCATTTCAGGTGTCCCTTTATTGCTTGCTCAAGAAGATAATTTTCAAGATTTTCGCGTGATGAAATTGCTTCTGATGTGAGTGGGAAATTCTCAAATCTAGGGTAGTTGATGTCGGTGGCGTAGACAGGTATTGTATTAGTATATCCGTCCTCAGTAGTTATTTTGGCTAAATATTTGAATTCACTTCCCCAATGGCCAGCCTTCTCTAGCGGGTGCATTGGCTGTATACAAACCGTCAGATGATTGCGGAAAAAATCGAATACGGGATCCCATCGTTTAATGAATTTCCTGACGACATATTTCCCTTGTGAAGTGGATAGAACAATGTTTATTTTTGAGTTTCTTGAGTCAAGAAGATTATTCATTTTGATTCGTTTCATATTCATGCAGTAAAAATCGACGGGTTCGTAATTGCATGTAAATGACTCGTATGATTTCAGGATTTTTGGTTCACTTTCAAAATCATTTAGTTCAATATAATAGTTATGGCCTATTTTAATGAATATTTTAAATATAATTACTGATCTATCTTTGAAATTTTCAAGAGTGATGCTGCCGATGTATTTATCTTCAGCGTATATAGCTGAGCTTATGCAGTATTGTCCCCTAATATGGATTCCGGATTTTCTTCTGTAATTTCTTGCAGCAAAATAAAGTGCTATTAATCCTATGAAAGGGGCTAGTTCTTTAAGATTTAATGTTAACTCCATAGATTATCTCTCCATTAATAGTCGGGTCAATCAAAGATTTTAGGACTACATAGTTGATAGGCATGAAAACATTATGTCATTAGAGAACTATGCTGACCACTGGTAAAAATTGTTTTAACCCCACTTATTAATTCTATAGACATAAATTTTGAGATAAGCATTTGATTAGTGCATAGCCGAGATTTTTTCTCTATGCATGTGAATTCTTGAGTGTTGTAACAGATACCATCAAACACTGATTCATTGCCGCTAACCTTCTCCGTCGGCATCCTTTACGCATGAACAATTTAACTTCTCTGCAGGATATCGCCCGCGCGATCCGCAACCTTATCCGCACCGGCATTGTGACCGACGTCGACCTCGTCGAGGGGCTTTGTCGTGTCCAGACCGGCGGAATGCAAACCACGTGGCTAAACTGGCTGACCTCTCGCGCCGGTCGCTCGCGTGTGTGGTGGGCTCCTTCTGTTGGCGAGCAGGTGCTGATTCTGGCTATCGGCGGTGAGCTCGATACGGCCTTTGTGCTGCCCTCCATTTTCTCTGATGACAATCCCGCGCCGTCTGCCTCGCCTGATGCGCTTCACATAGCCTTTCCCGACGGGGCGGTCATCGAGTACGAACCCGACAGCGGGGCGCTCACCGTGTCCGGTATCAAAACAGCCGACGTCACCGCGTCGGATTTCATTACCGCCACCGTGCCGGTGGTGCTGGTCAAAGCTGAAACCCGCATCACGCTCGATACACCCGAGGTGGTGTGCACTAACAAGCTCATCACCGGCTCACTCGAAGTGCAGAAGGGCGGGATGATGAAAGGCGATATCACGCACACCGGCGGGAAATTTACCTCCAACGGCGTGCAGGCGGATGACCACGACCACGGCGGCGTGAAGCGCGGCGATGACAGAACGGTGGACACACATTGACGGTGCGTTATCTGGGCATGAACAGCCAGACCGGGCTCAGTATTTCTGAAGCCGACCATATCAGGCAAAGCGTGCGCGACATTCTGGTCACGCCGGTTGGCTCGCGGGTCATGCGCCGTGAATACGGCTCGCTGCTGTCAGCGCTGATTGACCAGCCGCAGACCCCGGCGCTGCGCCTGCAGATTATGGCCGCGTGCTACTCGGCGATCCAGAAGTGGGAGCCGCGCGTCACACTGTCGACCATCACTTTTGAGCGCGGGGAGGCTGACGGCGCGCTGTTTGTCGATATTACCGGCACGCGCTCGACGACGAGCCAGCCCTTTTCACTCACTATTCCACTGAGCTAAAACGCTATGGCTATTGTTGACCTGAGCCAGCTCGCCGCGCCCGATGTCGTGGAAGAGCTGGATTATGAAACCATCCTGACCGAGCGAAAAGCGACGCTCGTCTCGCTTTATCCCGAAGACCAGCAGGAGGCGGTCGCGCGCACGCTGATGCTCGAATCTGAGCCGATTGTGAAGCTGCTGCAGGAGAACGCTTATCGTGAAGTCATCTGGCGTCAGCGCGTCAATGAGGCCGCGCGTGCGGTCATGCTGGCCTATGCCGCCGGTGGTGACCTCGACCAGATAGGGGCGAATTCCAGCGTTGAGCGCCTCGTTATCACACCTGCAGACGAGACCACGCTGCCGCCGACACCTGCCGTGATGGAATCGGACACCGACTATCGCCTGCGTGTCCAGCAAGCCCCCGAGGGACTGAGTACCGCAGGCTCTACCGGGGCATATCAGTTTCATGGCCGCAGCGCCGACGGGCGGGTCGCGGATATTTCCGTTATCAGCCCGGAACCGGCCTGCGTCACCGTGTCGGTATTGTCCCGCGAAAATAATGGCGCGGCGTCCGACGAGCTGCTCGCCTTGGTGCGTGCCGCGCTGAATGATGAGGACGTGAGGCCGGTCGCTGACCGCGTGACCGTCCAGTCAGCGACCATTGTGGACTACACCATCGACGCGGCGCTTTACCTTTACCCCGGCCCAGAAAGCGAGCCGGTGCTCAGTGCGGCAAAAGCGAAGCTGCAGACCTATATCAGCGCACAGCACCGGTTCGGGCGGGATATTCGCAAGTCAGCCATCTATGCCGCGCTCCACGTCGAGGGTGTGCAGCGTGTCGAACTGGTAGCACCCGTGGCCGATATCGTGCTCAATGATACGCAGGCGTCTTTCTGCACCGCGTACAGCGTGACGGTCGGGGGTAACGATGAGTAATAACCGACTGCTGCCGGTCGGCTCGTCACCGCTTGAGGTGGCGGCGGCACGTGCCTGTGCAGATATCGAAAATACCCCCGTCCCGCTGCGCCGTCTGTGGAGCGCCGACACCTGCCCGGCAAATTTGCTGCCGTGGCTTGCCTGGGCGTTTTCTGTTGACCGCTGGGATGAGAGCTGGCCGGAAGAAACGAAACGCGAGGTGATCCGCGCAGCGTGGTTTATCCATGCGCACAAAGGGACGATTGGTGCGGTGCGCCGTGTGGTCGAGCCGCTCGGGTATCTGATTAACGTGACGGAATGGTGGGAAACCAACGACCCGCCCGGCACATTCCGCCTCGATATCGGCGTGTTAGAGACCGGCATCACCGAGGAAATGTATTACGAAATGGAAAGGCTGATTGCCGATGCAAAACCAGCCAGCCGTCATCTTATTGGTCTGAACATTATTCAGGATATTCCGGGGCATCTGTATTACGGCGCCCTGAACTATGACGGCGATATCACCACGGTTTACCCCGGATAAGTGAGAGCACAATGACAGTAAAATATAAAACCGTTATCACCAGAGCCGGTGCGGAAAAGCTGGCGGCGGCGACCGTCCCGAACGGGAAGAAAGTGAATTTTACGGCGATGGCCGTCGGGGACGGTGGCGGCAAACTGCCCGAACCGAACGCCAGTCAGACAAAACTGGTCAATGAGGTCTGGCGTCATGCGCTGAATAAAATCAGCCAGGACAAAAAGCACAAAAACTATGTCGTCGCGGAGCTGGTTATTCCCCCTGAGACCGGCGGTTTCTGGCTGCGTGAAATGGGACTTTACGACGAGACCGGCACGCTGATTGCGGTCGGTAACATGGCGGAGAGCTACAAGCCCGAGCTGGCGGAAGGGTCAGGACGCGCGCAGACCCTGCGCATGGTTATCATGGTGAGCGATATCGAGACGGTCGAGCTGTCCATCGATACCACACTGGTGATGGCGACGCAGGATTATGTCGACGACAGGCTCGCGGAGCATGAGCAGTCACGCCGACATCCTGACGCCACGCTGAAAGAAAAAGGCTTCACGCAGTTAAGCAGTGCGACCGACAGCACGTCTGAGACGCTTGCAGCCACACCGAAAGCGGTTAAAGCAGTCTATGACTTCGCCAGTGCGAAGTATACGGCTCAGGACGCGACCACGGCGCAGAAGGGGATTGTCCAGCTCAGTAGCACAACCGACAGCGCGTCTGAGGTGCTCGCAGCGACGCCGAAAGCGGTCAAGGCGGCGTATGACCTTGCTAAGGGTAAATATACGGCTCAGAACGCGACCACAGCACAGAAGGGGATTGTTCAGCTCAGCAGTGCGACCGACAGCGTGTCTGAGGCGCTCGCAGCGACACCGAAAGCTGTCAGTGCGGCGGTGAAGGAGCTGAAAGACACGCTCGGGACCGCCGCGAAAGCGGATGTTGTGACATCGACGTCGGATACAGCTGCCGGGCGTGTACCTGTGACGGGATGGATGGGGATAGGCGGTGGTCCCCGCGATACCACAATTGGTAAGGAGAATTTCGGCTCATTCTGGCGCGACACTGTGCAGGGTAAATCAGGTGTTACCCTGCCTTATGACGGCACACCGACACTGAATTACTTTGCGATTGATGGCGCGAACCACTCGGCCTATATCGGGCGAAAGGTTGGGACTGGCGCTGTTTCATGGGTGAAGCTTTACAGCGAATACAACAAGCCTACCGCCGCCGATGTCGGGGCGCTGAAACTTCAGTTAACCAACCTGAATGTTGATTTAAATACGCTGGGTACGCAGGCACAGGCGGGAATGTATCAGCAGCAGGCGTCGGCAAACGCAACCGCCGCAAACCACTACCCGGTAAGTGAGGCGGGCTCCCTACTGGTCTCCCCGAGCGCCTACGGTTGCCAGCAGGAATACACCACTTACGCAAGCCGCAGGAAATTCATTCGCGGGTTAACGAGTAGCTTTTCGGGTAACGGTCCGTGGACGGAATGGAACGAGATTTACAGCGAGGCATACCCCGGCGAGATTTCTGGAAAGTCCGTGAATAACTTCCGCATTGCGTATGGTGATTACGGCACATTCTGGCGAAATGATGGCGCTAATCTTTATCTGATGCTGACAAATAAGGGCGATAAATATGGTAACTACAATGCCTTGCGTCCGTTCAGAGTCAGCCTTGAAACAGGATCGGTAGCACTTGGCACAGTCAATCTGGACAAGCCCAGCATTAACAACTGGACAAATATTGATGCCCGTTACTACACCAAAGCGCAATGTGATGCGGGTTATATGGCTAAAACCGGAGCCTACACCAAAGCCGAAAGCGACGGGCGCTATCCGCTAAAAACAGCGACCGTCATCGATGTTCGTCAGGGTAGTGCCGGGACAATCGTTTTAACGCGCAATGGCTGGAACTATGTTCCCGCTGGCTGTGCCTTTACGGGCTGGTATGTCGAAGGTGATGCGCCGGTTGGTGACACTATTCAGTACAAGCCGATGCAAATAAATATCAACGGTGCATGGCGAACCATTTCGGGGTAAATATGGAACTTAAAATACTCACGGCTTACGAGCCTGTCGTCAGAGAGGCTGACAATATTCTTTATCTGCAAGATGAGGACGGAAAAGACTGGTACGCCAGTCAGTCGCTGTTTTCAGCCAATAAGTTAAAAATCGCTTTTACCGATGACGGGATTATCCGCACGGCGGATTACGATGTTTCTGCGCTGTGGCCGGTCAATATGGCGGTTGCGGAAGTCACAAAAAAATCTGTGCCTGCAGGTTTCAATATCGATGGCGAATGGATGTATGACGGCAAAAAAATCATCCCCTCACCGGTCGATTATGTGGCGCGTGCAGAGGCAAAGAAGCAAAGCCTTTTGTCGGAGGTTTCGCAGATTATCTCGCCGCTGCAGGATGCGGCGGAGCTGGGGACTGCGACAGAAGCAGAATTAGCGCTCCTGACAGCGATGAAAACGTACCGCGTTCTGTTAGGCCGGGTAGAGCCCGCCCGCGCGCCGGATATTGACTGGCCGGTAAAACCAGAATGACCAGAGCCCTCCACCCGGAGGGCTTTTTGTTTGTTGTGTCACTCCCCCTCCAACGCCATTGCATCGCGCCCGCCGCGCGCGCAACAGAAAATAGTTACTCCACTTCACCACGGAGTTTAACGGATGAGCGACTATCATCACGGCGTGCAGGTCATCGAGATTAACGACGGCGTGCGCACCATTTCCACCGTCTCAACGGCCATCATCGGCATGGTCTGCACGGCCAGCGATGCTGACGAAAAGACATTCCCGCTCAATGAGCCGGTACTGATTACCAGCGTGCAAAGCGCTATCGGTAAAGCCGGTAAACAGGGCACGCTTTCACAATCCCTGCAGGCCATCGCCGACCAGTGCAAACCGGTGATTGTCGTCGTACGCGTGGCCGAAGGTGTCGACGACCCCGACGCCCCTGACGCGGCGCAGAAAGAAACGATTTCGAACATCATCGGCACCACGGACGAAAACGGGAAATATACCGGCCTGAAAGCGCTGCTGACGGCGCAGATCGTCACCGGCGTTAAGCCGCGCATTCTCGGCGTGCCTGGGCTGGATTCGCAGGAAGTGGCGACCGCGCTCGCGTCGACCTGTCAGAGCCTGCGCGCGTTTGGCTATATCAGTGCGTGGAACTGCAAAACTATTTCCGAGGCCATCGATTATCGCGAGAATTTCAGCCAGCGTGAGCTGATGGTTATCTTCCCTGATTTTCTGGCGTGGGACACCACGGCAAACGCGACAGAAACCGCATGGGCGACGGCGCGCGCGCTGGGTCTGCGTGCCAAAATCGACCAGACGACCGGCTGGCACAAAACCCTGTCAAACGTCGGCGTGAATGGCGTTACCGGCGTAAGCGCTTCGGTGTCGTGGGATTTGCAGGAACCGGCGACCGACGCCAACCTGCTTAATCAGGCCGGTGTGACGACTCTGATCCGCAACGACGGCTTTAAGTTCTGGGGAAACCGCACCTGCTCGGATGACCCGCTTTTCCTGTTTGAGAACTATACCCGCACCGCGCAGGTGCTGGCCGACACGATGGCGGAGGCGCACGCGTGGGCGATGGATAAACCCATTACCCCGACGCTGATTCGCGACATCGTCGCCGGTATCAATGCCAAATTCCGCGAGCTGAAAAACAACGGCTATATCGTCGATGGCTCCTGCTGGTACGACCCGGAGTCGAACGACACCGCGACCCTGAAGGTGGGGAAACTGTATATCGATTACGACTACACCCCTGTCCCGCCGCTGGAAAACCTGACCCTGCGCCAGCGCATCACCGATACCTATCTGGCGAACCTGTCGGACTCGGTCAACAGCTAAGGAGCTGCAAGCATGGCATTACCGCGCAAACTTAAATATCTGAACATGTTCAACGACGGCCTCAGTTACATGGGCGTCGTGGAATCCGTCACCCTGCCGAAGCTGACCCGCAAATTTGAGAAGTATCGCGGCGGCGGGATGCCGGGCTCGGTATCGATTGACCTCGGTCTCGATGACGATGCGCTGTCGCTTGAGTGGACGCTCGGCGGTCTGCCCGACGTCGACCTGTGGGCGCAGTACGCCTCGCCGGGTGCTGACACCGTGCCGCTGCGCTTTACCGGCTCGTATCAGCGCGACGACACCGGCGCGATTTCTGCCGTTGAGGTGGTGATGCGTGGCCGTCACAAAGAGTACGACGGCGGCGAGAACAAACAGGGTGAAAGCGGGACGACCAAAATGTCGACCGAGTGCACCTATTACCAGCTCACTATCGATGGCCGGGAAGTCATCGAGATTGACGTGATTAACATGGTGCTGAAAGTGGACGGCGTCGACCGTCTGGCGGAGCACCGTAAGGCGATTGGACTGTAACCCCTGACCCGGTCAGCGAGGCTGGCCGGTCACTTAACCTTGAAGAGATAAACATCATGGAAAACACCAAAGAATCCGACGCTACCAAAACCGAAAACCCGAACGTTGTGATCCTCGATACGCCACTGATGCGCGGCGAGCAGAAAATCGGGCAAATCACCCTGACCAAACCGAACGCGGGAACCCTGCGCGGTGTGTCGCTGGCGGCGCTGGCGCAGTCTGACGTCGATGCGCTGATTAAGGTTCTTCCGCGCATGACCTTTCCGTCACTCACCGAGCATGAGGTCTCGCGTCTGGATGTGTCCGACCTGATTTCGCTTGCTGGTAAGGTGGTCGGTTTTTTGTCGCCTGTTTCGGAACGCTAGAATTTCCCGAAAAACTGTCGGTCGATGACCTGATGGCGGATATCGCGGTGGTTTTTCACTGGCCGCCATCAGAGCTGAATTCCCTGAGCGTGACCGAGCTCTTCAAGTGGCGCGAGAAAGCGCTGCAACGTAGCGGAAACCATCATGAGCAATAATGTCAGACTTGAGGTGCTGCTGAACGCAGTCGACCGGGCAAGCCGACCGCTTAAGGCTATCCAGACCGCCAGCAAATCCCTTTCGGGCGATATCCGCAATTCACAGAAAAACCTGCGCGACCTTAACGCGCAGGCGTCCCGCATTGACGGATTCAGGAAAGCCAGCGCGCAGCTCGGAGTGACCGGCCAGTCACTCAATAAGGCGAAACAGGAAGCGGCTGCGCTGGCCGTCCAGTTTAAAAACACCGAGCGCCCGACACGCGCGCAGGCGCAGGTGCTCGAATCGGCTAAACGTGCCGCCGATGGGCTGCAGACGAAATACAACAGCCTCACCGAATCCATTAAACGCCAGCAACGCGAGCTCGGCGCGGTGGGGATTAATACCCGCAATCTGGCGAATGATGAACGTGGGCTTAAGTCGCGCATCAGCGAGACCACCGCACAGCTCAACCGTCAGCGTGAGGCACTGGCGAAAGTCAGCGCGCAGCAGGCAAAGCTTAACCAGGTAAAAGCGCGATATCAGGCCGGTAAATCGATGGCCGGAAGTATGGCGGCTGCGGGTGCTGCGGGTGTTGGTATTGCCACGACAGGAACGCTCGCCGGGGTGAAACTGATGATGCCGGGCTTCGATTTTGCGCAGAAAAACTCTGAGCTGCAGGCGGTGCTGGGTGTCGAAAAACAGTCGTCCGAAATGCAGGCGCTGCGCAAACAGGCGCGACAGCTCGGCGACAATACTGCAGCGTCTGCCGATGATGCGGCCAGTGCGCAAATCATCATTGCCAAAAGCGGCGGCGATGCGGCCGCTATTCAGGCGGCGACGCCGGTCACACTGAATATGGCGCTGTCCAATAAGCGAACGATGGAGGAGAACGCCGCGCTGCTGACCGGGATGAAATCCGCGTTTCAGCTTTCAAACGATAAAGTCGCGCACATTGGTGATGTGCTCTCGATGACGATGAACAAAACCGCCGCTGACTTTGACGGGATGAGCGACGCGCTGACCTATGCCGCGCCGGTGGCGAAAAATGCCGGTGTCAGTATCGAGGAAACCGCGGCGATGGTGGGCGCGCTGCATGACTCCAAAATCACCGGCTCGATGGCAGGTACAGGAAGCCGTGCCGTGCTGAGTCGCCTGCAGGCACCGACCGGTAAAGCGTATGACGCCATCAAAGAGCTCGGGGTGAAAACGTCGGACCGCAAGGGGAACACGCGCCCGATATTTTCCATCCTGAAAGAAATGCAGCGCAGTTTTGAGAAGAACAATCTCGGCACCGGCCAGAAAGCCGAATACATGAAAACCATTTTCGGTGAAGAGGCCAGCTCGGCGGCGGCGGTGCTGATGGCTGCTGCATCAAGTGGAAAGCTCGACCAGCTCACCGCGGCGTTTAAAGCCTCGGACGGCAAGACTGAGGAGCTGGTGAAGGTGATGCAGGACAACCTCGGCGGCGACTTTAAAGAGTTTCAGTCGGCGTATGAGGCGGTCGGGACTGACCTGTTTGACCAGCAGGAGGGCTCGCTGCGCAAGCTGACGCAGACGGCCACGCAGTATGTGCTCAGGCTCGATGGCTGGATAACAAAAAACAAGGGACTGGCGACCACTATCGGTGTGGTTGTGGGCGGTGCGCTGGCGCTGATTGGCGTGATGGGCGGAATTGGCCTTGTCGCCTGGCCGGTGGTGATGGGGATTAACGCCATCATTGCCGCCGCTGGTGTGCTGGGCGTGATATTCAGCACGGTCGGCGGTGCAATTGTTACGGCCATTGGTGCAATCAGTCTACCGGTGGTAGCTGTGGTCGCGGCTGTCGTGGCGGGGGCGCTGCTGATCCGTAAATACTGGGAGCCAATAAGCGCCTTTTTCTCAGGCGTGGTGGAAGGGCTCAAAGCGGCTTTTGCGCCGGTCGGGGAAATATTTGCCCCGCTCGCGCCGGTGTTTGATGCGATTGCGGAAAAGCTCGGTGTCGTCTGGAAGTGGTTTAAGGACCTGCTTGCGCCAGTGAAAGCCACGCAGGAGACGCTCGACAGCTGCAAAAATGTCGGTGTGGCCTTTGGTAAGGCGCTGGCGGATGCGCTGATGTTACCGCTCAATATTTTTAACAGCATAAGCGGCAAAGTCAGCTGGCTGCTGGAAAAGCTCGGGGTGGTGAAAAAGGAATCCAGCGACCTTGACCAGACGGCGGCGAAAGCAGACAAGGCTGCGCCGGGTGGCGGGTACATCCCGCAGACCGCAGGGTATGGTGGTTATCAGGCTTACCGGCCAGTGACGGCCTCTTCCGGGCAGTCCTATATCGACCAGAGTAAAAGCGAGTACAACATCACCCTGCAGGGTGGGGGCGCGCCGGGCAGTGACCTCGACCGCCAGCTGCGCGAGGCCGTCGAAAAACTCGACCGTGAGAAACGGGCGCGCCAGCGCTCCAGCATGAGACACGATTAAGGAGGGAAACACATGCTAATGGTGCTGGGCTTTTTTGTGTTTGAACGGCATACCCTGCCGTATCAGTCTATGCAGTATTCGAAGGATTACCGCTGGGCGTCTAATGACCGCATCGGCAAGCCACCGGCCTATCAGTTTCTCGGGGAGGGGGAAACCTCCCGCACCCTGTCGGGCACGCTTTACCCTGAAATCACTGGCGGTCGTCTGTCGCTGACGGCGGTCGAACTGATGGCGAATGAAGGGCGCGCGTGGCCGCTGATTGACGGGACGGGCCTTATCCTCGGGATGTATGTCATCGAGAAAGTGACCCATACGCACACCGAGTTTTTCAGCGATGGCCAGGCGCGAAAAATCGACTTTAGCCTGTCGCTGAAACGCATCGATGATTCTCTCGCAGCCATTTATGGCGACCTGCAAACGCAGGCTGACAATCTGGTCACGTCTGCCGGTAACTGGCTCGGAGGGCTGACGGGATGATCACCGGAATGAACGTGCAGGCCGGGGCGCGCATCGCGCCTGCGTATATGCTCACTCTCAATGGCGCGGATATCACGCAGAATTTTAGCGATCGGCTCATCGGGCTGACCATGACCGACAATCGCGGATTTGAGGCCGACCAGCTCGATATCGAGCTCGATGATGCTGACGGGCTGGTCGAACTGCCGCCGCGCGGCGCATCGCTCACGCTGTGGTTAGGCTGGGAGGGCTCTGCGCTGCTGAACAAGGGGAGCTTTACGGTCGATGAAATCGAGCACCGGGGCGCGCCCGATACGCTGACCATCCGGGGGCGCAGCGCGGATTTTCGCGGGACGCTGAACTCACGCCGTGAACAGTCATGGCATGACACCACGCTCGGGGTGATTGTCGAGACCATCGCGCAGCGTAACAAACTGACGGCCAGCGTCGCTGACACCCTGAAAGCGATCGCCGTGCCGCATATCGACCAGTCGCAGGAATCCGACGCGGCGTTTCTGGCCCGGTTGGCGGAGCGTAACGGCGCATCGGTCTCAGTGAAATACGGGAAACTGTTATTTCTGAAAGCCGGTAGTGCGATGACGGCCAGTGGCAAACCCATCCCGCAGATGACCGTCGAGCGCGGCGACGGCGACCGGCATCAGTTCGCCATTGCAGATCGTGAGGCGTACACCGGCGTCACAGCGAAATGGCTGCATACCAAAGACCCGAAACCGCAAAAGCAAAAGGTGAAGCTGAAACGCAAGCCGAAGGTGCAGCACCTGCGCGCACTGCAGCACCCGAAAGCCGTCAAAGCACCGGCAAAGAGCCAAGCGAAAAAGGAGCAGGAGGCGCGTGAGGGTGAGTATATGGCCGGTGAGTCTGACAACGTGCTAGAGCTCACGACCATCTACGCGACAAAGGCGCAGGCGATGCGCGCGGCTCAGGCTAAGTGGGACAAAATACAGCGCGGCGTGGCGGAGTTTTCCATCTCGCTGGCTATTGGCCGTGCAGATTTATTTCCTGAAACACCGGTGGTGGTGAAAGGCTTTAAGCGCGTAATAGACGAGCAGGCGTGGATCATCAGCCGGGTGGTGCATAACCTTAACGGGAGCGGCTACACGACGGGCTTAGAGCTTGAGGTTAAGATTTCAGATGTTGAATATGAATTAGATGAGAGTTAAAAAAGCAAACATTAACTTGCAAATATAAGATGAGGATTTATCATCCCCTTAGGTTACAAATGAGGGATAACACTATGATGCACTGCCCATTATGCCAGGATGCCTCACATGCAAGATCTAGCCGATACTTGAGCACTGAAACGAAAGAGAGGTATCACCAATGCCAGAACATCAATTGTGGTTGCACGTTCGTAACGCATGAAACCCTTGCCAGATTCATTGTTAAGCCTGGCGAAGTAGTCCCAGCCCCGCCCCACCCTTCTAAGTACAATCAAGGCAATCTTTGGCTATAACCTGCTTCAGCAGGTTTTTTTTATTCTTCTGGCGTGGTCATTTGTGGACATTACGCGATCTGCGTGGACATTCTATGGACACTGAAACAAAAAAAGGGGCCAGCATTATGCTAACCCCTTGTTTCTTAACACGCTTTGGATGTCGCGTGAGAAGCGTTCTTAGTTCAGACGCTCTTTGATACGAGCAGACTTACCAGTACGCTCACGCAGGTAGTACAGTTTAGCTTTACGTACAGCACCACGACGTTTGACAGTAATGCTGTCAACTACTGGAGAGTG